ATCCAATGCTGTTGGGTCAGTGACAATATTAAACTTGAACAGGTTCACGATTACACCCCCCAGTACGCAGCATAGTATTGTAGGGTATTCCAGTTGATAGATGCGATGTTCACAAAGTGAAGTGAGTTTTGACCTGGGAAGAGCATTGGCCAAACGGATGCAGGTGAAATCTTGTCCATCAAATATGTAGTGACGCCACCACGAACCATGTAGCAATACTTGTTCAAGTACTCACTTGAGAAATATAACACGTCACCAGTCAGGAACCCACCTGTTGGAGTGATTACGAACTGCCACTCCGGTAGTGTTGCCAGATCCTGAATCGTGAACGAAGCTGCGTTAGCTTTGAATGTGACTTGGAACGTAAACCCGTGCGGAGCCGTTGAGAGACTGTCCGGAATAAGAATTGGATTCGTTGTGGCAAGCTCAGCTGGAGCGAATAGAACAGGGTTGATAGCTCTGAACATTGGGTCATTGCAGTTGATCGTAAACTGAACCTCTGGAAGCTTTACGAAATATGGAACCTCGAACTTCGTAATGAATCCATAGATTCTAGCAACGACAGTCGGTCCTACCTTGAAGTGCAGAACAACCTGTCCTGTTCTGGCAGCAGAAATAGATCTATACAGATCATCTCTGATGTCAGAATATGACTCGTCAACACGAAAATTAGGATTGAGTACGATACGAATAACGATGTCTCGTGGTTTGAGCCTCAGGTCGTACATTCTTGCTCGAGTATTCAACCCAAACCCATAGAACTTTGGCAGAATCTCTTCTGCGTCCAAACCAAGAATGGTTCGAATCATGTATCTATCGTCTGAGTTAGCCGCTCGCAAGTTGAACGTGATTGTTTCTGAGGAGTTTGGAGCATACATGTCAACACTTGATAGTTTCATGGTATGGCCAACTCCTCCTTTGCGATGGTGATTTGATTACGAGTCTGCTTGTAAATATCAGCTGTAGCCAATTGAGTAGGTGAATTGATGGTCTGTACGAAAGTTACCCCAGAAGTCTCCCCCGGGGTATTTCCAGAGGTTGATGCGGGAACTTCGTTTGCTGTGGAGGCAATTACTCTCGCCTGATTCATTGACACGTTAGGCGCAATCTTCTGCGACGTCTGAATATAACCTGCGATCAGAGCAGAATCTTCTGCTACCTTAGTAAGATCCAAAACTGGCGTAATAACAGGATTAAACTCATCCAGATAATTAAGCCCATCACTGACCATAGACAAAGAACTCTTAAACGCATCAGCAGTCCTATTCATAAGATCGTTAGCAGCAATTTCTGCAGACCTGTCTCTATCCAAACCAATAGCAAAGCCTTCAGCAATCCATTCACCATATTGTGTGGTTACCTTGGACGGAGAGCCAAGATCGAACGGTGAGGAAAGTGCATCCAACATTTGCCCACCAAAATCACCAATGCTTTTAAGGACCTCAACGCCCTTCTTAGCCAACCCGCCAGTTATACCGTTAAGGACTGCGCCAATCAAATGGACACCTTGATCCATAAGTTCTGGACTTTTTCTATCGATTACCTTACGCAGCTCTCTGATAAACCCAATAACAACCTCAAACGCAGAATCAGCCAAACGAACCACTGCTTTACTAATACCACGCATTATCGCCAACACAAAATCAACACCGGCATTCACAATTCGCTCAATATTCTGAGCAAGTCCTGTGAGGAACGTAGTAATGATTGTTGCTACCGCAGTGATAATCCTATTTACATTATCGACAACGCCACTTATCAACGCAATCAATAGATTTGTTCCAGCGCCAACAATCAAAGCAACGTTCGCCGGCTCGGCAAGAGTGTTGATGAATGTCGAAATGATTTCAACGACAAGAGTTGCGATCGCTTCAATGTTGTCACGAAGTCCCTGAAGGAACGTAATCAACAGGAAGAAGCCGGCAGCGATGAACTGTGGACCGTAAATATAGATTTGGTTGATAGCTGCATCCAAAAGCTGATTGAATATCTCAATAACCTTTGGTAGGTTCATTTGAATAGCGGTGAGCATTCCGTCAATGATCTTGGCGATTGCAGGAATCAGAGAAGCGAAACCATCCGCAAACGTCTGGAGAGTTTCCAACATCCCTGCCGCAACGCCTCTAGCGAACGCTGGGATTGCTTCCACCAGGGCTTCAAACGTACCGTTTAGGGATTCTGCACTGACCTTACCCACCTTAGCGATAAGCTCAAATGCTTTGGCCACCATCATTGCGCCTGCGCCAAACAAGGCAAAGGCCAGGCCAAGAATACCCAAAGCTACACCTAGACCAATAATGGCAGGAATAGCCGGCTCGAGAATCAACGCAGCGATGGCGATTGCAGCCAAAGCAACGGCTAGCTTACCAAGACCCTCGAGGAGATCATCCCATCCCATCTTTCCAAATATCTTTAGCACTCCAGCAAGAACAAGGAGAGCTGAGGATACAATCACAAGTGCGGCTGCGCCGGCAAGAGAACTGGTCATCAGACCAACGCCAATTGCTAGAATAAGCAAAGAGCCACCGAGCGCAACAAGGCCGCGGCTAATCTCCTCCCACGACATAGCGCCCATTGACTTCAACGCTCGAGCAAATATAACCAGACCAGCACCAACAATGTTCAGTCCAATGCCGATTAGGATCATTCCGTCAGGCATCGCGTACATAGCAGCAGCAATAAGAGCCAAACCGCCAGCCAACGCAACAAGACCTCTGCCAATCTCATCCCAGCTCAGATCTCCAAACAACTTGAGAGCTGTGGCCATCGCAACAAGCCCAAGGCCTACACCTACAAGTCCTAGCCCAAGTAGAGCCATATGAGGCGGCATTAGAATCATCGCAGCGACAATAAGGCCAAGACCTACAGCAAGACCGATAAGGCCCTTGGTAAGTTCTCCCCAAGACATAGAGGCAAAGACCTTGACGGCTGCTGACATAAGCAACAAACCAACAGACAAAGCTGAAATACCAACACCAGCTCTGATCATACCTCCGGCTTGCTTGGAAAGAAGCTTCGAGGATATAACAAGAAGTCCAATGAGAATGAGAGTTCCTGTCAACCCTCGTGCAAGCTCATCCCAATTAAGGTCTGCCATGTTCTTAGCTGCAAACGAAAGAATAAGAATGGCTGCACCAAGAGCAATCATCCCAATAGAAAGAATACCGAAACTGGCAGCAGTCTTCGGGTTGAGAGTAAGCTTGGTTAAAATAGCAAATGCACCCATGAGCTGAGCAAAACCGATGGCCATAGCCGTCAATGCTTTGGTCAGTGCGACCGAGTCAATCAGAGACAACACAACAACAGATGCTGTCAAGACGCCAATCGCGATAGCAATCTTCATCAAAGCTTCGGACTTGATCTTCACCTGTAGTGCCTGCAAGACACCAGTTAGCTGATCAAACGACTTAGCGATGTTGTCAAAGAACCCACCACTAAGACCGAACTTGATGTTGAAACCGCTTCTAAACCAGTGAATGATCGCAGCAGTAAGAGTAGCAAATATACCAGTGTTGAGTGCATCAAGAACATTACTGAAGTCACCAGAACTCATTACATCAGCAATCTTGCCACCCAAATCAGCGAAGAACCCACTGATGACTTCCCAAGTCTTGGCAAGGATATCGCCAACCCTGTGCATGAAGTTCATGAAGGGCTTCCATGCATCCTTGATGTTATCAAGAACTCTATGCAAGCTCTCGAATCGATCACTGATGCGCCCAGTAACATCCTGGACTACTTCTGCCTTCTTGTCATCGAAGGTACCAAACAATCGACCAATTGCTTCCTTAAGCTTTCCAAGCCAGGAAATGGGCTTTTGAAGAATCACAGTAAGACCTTCGAAGAAAGCCTGAATTCCTCCGCCCTTAACTAGTCCTTCCTGAAGAGCAGTAAAGAAATCACCAATCTTAGCTGCGAAAGTGAGGAAGTCTCCTCCACTAAGAGCAACAAGAGATCTACCAAGTTCAAATATAAACTTGGCGCCTTCCTTGATGATCGTCCACCCAATACTCAGGATGGAGAATAGACCTTGGAATATACTTTTGATCTTATCGACAGTAGGTCCAGCTAGGATCAAAGCTTCTGTGAACTTCCTAAAGCCTTCGGCAATTTTCCCAATAATCGATACTGTTCCAGCAGGAAATATGTTTCTGAATGCTTCCTTGCCAATGCTGACAATTTTCTGGAACGTTTCGAAAAGGTTAGATATGCCTTTTGTGATATCAGGCATAGCAGCTTTCAAATTATCAAAGCTGATCTTTCCAAGGTTTTGAATAAGACCTTGATTCATCGTTCCTGTGATTGCCGTGAACGTCCAAACCAAAGGCGTCAGCGCTGCATTAAGATTATCGATAACTGGAGTAAGGGCATTGAACAAATCTCTTTGCTGCGTCAGTTGTGGGGCAATAAACGCAGCCCCAAGCCTAGACATCGCTGCATGCATGTTAGCTAATGCACCAGTGAACGTCTTGTTTGCTTCCGTAGCATGCGAACCAAATGCCGCATCCATAGCGTTAGCGAAAGTCTGGAAATCAAGCTTTCCGCTAGCTGCCATTTCATGGACTTGCGCTTCTGTCTTACCTAGAACCTTACCGATTGCTGCAGCGGCGTTGAGACCTCGAGTAGCGAACTGCATGAGGTCCATGTTGGTAACTTTACCCGTACCAGCTGAACCAGCGAAAATATCCGCCATCTCAGTAAACGAACTACCAGTCATGGCAGCAGCGCCGGCGACTCCTCGCAGAGCCCCAGTCATCTGGGCGCCTACCTTGATACCGGAAGCTCCGAACTGCGCAGCGGCTTTGGCAGCCTCATCCAACCCGAAGGCCGTGCCCTTGACCGCATCGAGAGCACTTTTCATGCCTTCTTCAACGCTGATACCAAGGCCCTCGAACATGAACTTAGCTTGTTCGATGTTCTTAGCTCTTTGCGTACCACCACTAATGACAGGGCCAAGAAAATCACCAGCAAGATTCTTGGCAATGCCCAAAAGGTTTGTTGTGAGTGATTGAATAACAGTAAATGCTACAGCGCCCAAAGCTGTGAATCTACTAGCAATATGATCAACCGATGATGCGATGCCGGCTAGGTTTCTAACTCCTGTTTCAGCACCAGTGAATTTGAGACCTTTTTCCAGGTCGGCGAGAGACTGTAGCGTTGTATTGACTTCGTTTTCAAAGTTCTTATTATCGAATTCAATTCTAACAATTCGATCTTCTATGCTAGGCATCTCTCACCGCCTTCCATACTTCGTCGACAATACGATCAAATATCGGGCGCATTACGGGATTAATATAGTCCCTTCCTTCCACCCAACCGCCGGTGCCAGTTCCGTGGCCGTACTGAAGTATGACAGCAATATTGACGCGACCTTCTCGGTGCGTGTTGTACCATTCGATAGCGTGTCGTCCTGGTTTGCTTACTACCTCGTAGTCCCATGATTCAGACGTCTCTCCTGTTTCTATAGGAGTATGGGCTGAAAGTAGATCCACACCAATACGGCCGTAATGATCAAGAATACTAAATATGTTGTCTTGCGTTATAGCGTGTAAAAAGGCTTCGGTCTTCTTCCATGGTCCGGAGCTTGTCACTGAGACCATTACGACCTCGAATCGTTAAATCTCGTTGATGGGTACTACTACGCCAGTCTTCCAGTACGGAGTGCCCTTCAATTCTGGCGCCTTGGGTGAACCCCATCCATGCATTGCGCCCTTGAGATCAAGCACATAACCCTGCGGCTTGTTCCAATCAGTTACGATAAGCCGACGTGCAACATCTTGACCTTGCCAGTACGGACCATTCTGCGGAGGAATTGCACCACCGAAAGCAGTGATACCGCCCCATCGGTCGAGCACATAGCCCTTGGTTGGGTCACTTGGATTACAAACTGCATCAACTGCCATTCCATGTTCCACAGGAGGTGGTCCTTCCGGAGGTTTAGGGGCAGATTCCCAATGCTTAAGCTCATCCATGCGAGCAATAAGGTTCCTGCCAGGACAAGCTGTCGAGAAGACATCTTTGTGTGCTCGGATTGATGGATTACGAATTGTGTAACCGCTCTCAACGATCTCACGGATAGCTTGCTTAATACCATTGACGAGGGAATCAGGAGCTGGTTCGATTTGATAGTTACCTACCGCACAGATACTTACTGATGTAGGGTTGTTGTTGATCGTAGCCGCGTCTTCATTCCAAAGCTCACGTCCAGCCCATACGTCTCCATCATTAAAGACCATAACGTTGTAATCGATTGCAATATAACCCTTGTTCAAGACGTATGACTCGATCTGTCGTAGAACCGCTGCCTTGTCGGGAGGGTTACCACGAGCTCCTCCACCTTCGTGATGGATGAAAATATCCCGAACGCCCTTACGGGCAGAACTAAAATTTGGCTTACGGGTTGTCCATTCATTACGACTATGCATTAGGCTTCCCTCGCCTTCCCTCGCCAACTTGGAAACTCTGGCTCACCACCTGGGTGATCAACGGGATCAGGCTGATCTTGTTGAATATCTTCTGGCTCTTCTGGTTCAACAGGCGTATTCATGTTCGCCTCCATTTTTAAGCTGGGCCAATGTCTTCAACCCAAAACACAATTGGGCCAGGATCTGTGGACGCAGCAATCGGAGCAGCAGTCGCTGAGATCTGAGCAGTTGCGCCACCTGTACCGGAACGGAGCATCGCTTCAAACGTATGCGAACCTGCTGATAGCCCAGTAATAAGCACCGATTCAGTGCAAGAATCACGAGTTCCAGTAGTCTCAAAGTCGTGATTATAAAGCATATGCGTCATAACGCCATCGACCCACACATAAGCATAAATAACTGCGGGCGCAGTTCCGGTTACTGAGAAGAAACCACCACGTAGTGACGCCCTAATAATGCGATTCGCTGCGATAGTCAGAGTTTGCGCAGCACCCATGATAGATGTCTGTGTCGTCGGTGCCGTTCGGTTTGCGGTACGGAATTGTGGTGGACCGAGAAGCCCTAGTGCATTAGGCATTGCAAACACAGTGCCAGACCAAATATACTCATAATTCGTATCTGTTTCATAAATCTTAACGCCTTCATCGGCAGCTGTAAGACCTGTTGGGCGAGTAGAACTTGTGCAAATAACACGACCATCAATTGCCCAACGTGTTCCGTCCCACGTGTATCCGTAATTAACATCTATGCAATATGCATAAACGCCTTCGTCAGCAGCAACAAGGCCTGCGGGACGAGTAGCAACAGTACATAGGACTCGTTCTTGACACTTCCACCTAGTTCCGTTCCATGTTCGTCTAAGACCAGTGTCTGTTTCGTAAATAGAAAGACCATTAATTGGAGACGCCGGCCTCGTCGTACTTGTGCAGATGAAGTCACCAGCGCCGTTGGTACCGTTGGTTCCAGGAGCTCCAGGAACGCCTTGCGGACCACGAACGTTTCCTGCGTCAATTGGTGTTCCATCACGAGTTTCAAGAATAAGGTTGTTGCCAACTACTTCACCGTCAACGACGGTGGCATTCTCCATTTCGATCATTCGGTCAGCAGTTAAGCCAGTTACAGTGGTTACTGAAGTCATTCATCCTCCTCTACGGCATCCAAATATCATCAGCGTTCTTTTCACTACTCCAAATATTATACGTGTCTGCATCAATGAAGTTTGCAGTCTCTGTTTGAATTTGGAATGTGGTCTCGTCGAGCATCTGAATTTGACCCTCGACTGGAGATTCAGCACTCCACGTGCCATCTCCATGATCGATGATGATAAGCCGTTGCCAATCACGAATCCAAGTAGCAAATCCCTTCAACGGAGGAAGCCTTGCTAGACTATCTTCGTCGCCGTAAAGAACGCCCTCAATGTCCATAAGAAGTTCTTGATCGATTTTACGACTATCAATAACCGCGTGCGACGTTGCTCTGAAGTTCTCCATGTCTTCTGGGACTGACGTAAGCGTCCATTCAAATTCTGTTGGGACGGTGTCCATAGACAAGGTTTGAAACTCTCTATGCGCTGGTAGCGCTGTTAAATTCCACAATAGATGAATCTTGTAGCCAGCCTCATTTGCTTCGAGATCGCTTCCGATTTTTGTTTGGTATGACAATCCGAACTGAGTTTTTGGCTGATTGTAAGCAAAAAAACCAGTTTGATCTTCGATAATGCCTTCATAGAACAAAAATTCATCTGGATAGGTAAATGCTCTTAGTACGGCACTATAGTCGCCAAGAGTTACAAGATCATTAACCTTAGCCCCATCATAGTGAATAGCTTCAATAGAATCATCATCGTTTTCCTCTATTGAAGTAACGCCATTCCATGGAACGCCATAACCATCTGCTTTATACAGCACAGCTTTACTAATACCAGTTTCAAAGAAGCGTTCGCCTAGTTGATCCCATACAAGGGTAGTCATTTAACCTCCTATCCATTGGTATTGTATTGTGCTTTTCTGACAGCGTTCAGCTCACGATTCCTTTGACTAATCTCATTGCGAGACATCTTCTTTTGCGGAGAGTTCTTGATGTTGCAAATGCGAATCAATGCAAACAATCGATTAAGATGCCAATACTCACATTCAAATGGGATGTTAAACGCCACCATCCAGTAGTAAATTAGCTCAGCGGTGATTACTTCACCCCTACCTTTACGATCTGGCATCTTACCAAACGTTGTTGCTGACTCACTTGATTCGATGTACTCGTTAATTTTATCAATAGTTTTTTGAGTCAACAGCTCAAACGTGTTTGAAGGATGAATTGGAGAGATGATCATTGATTCTATGTAGTAAAGAATTTCATCGGAAGTTTTTGGATCAGGACTAAGGAAAGGTCTTTTGAATTTTGACTCCCATTTTGACAGGGAGATCAAAGAATGCTCGAGTTCTATTTCAACGGTCTCGACAGTTTCAAAAGTCTCTGTCTCTTCGTTGTAGTATTCTTCTTCTTGAAGCATAAGTTTAAGCATTCTCTGATCTCCTATCAATAATCACGGAACAGTGAGCAGCGTAATCACTTCGTCCGGCATAGGAAGATTAGCAACACCTGTGGTTCCATCCCCGTAAAGCTCTGCCTCGAGGAGGGTAAGCTTTGCTGGGTCTACGACGCTGGAGTCGACGACGATGAGGGCGGTAGGGGAATAGCCAGTGACTGGCACTGGAGTCGTAGAGATGGCCCAGCTAAAGGCAATAGCCTCAGGGGAGTCATTAATGGTGTTGTATGCCTTCTCGGAAGGGCTTGCGACAGCTCCGTAGACAAGGTGAAGCTTGTAGCCGTACTGGTCGCCCTCGACGTCATTACCGAGCCTGGTCCGATAGGACAGACCAAAGGGCTTACGAGGCTGCTGGCCAACGACCACACCGTCTTCAGGGACAGCGAGACCATCGAACTGAGCGAACTCGTCAGGGTATGTGAAGGCTTCGAGAGTTGCACCGAACTCTTCTGCCGAAATCAGGTTCAGATACTTGATGTTGTCAGCGTACTGGGCATTTGACTCAGCCCCAGTAGGTGACTCTGTGACGGTAGTGAGACCATTCCAGGAAACACCTTCGGCGTAAACGCCAGTAGCATCTGGAATGTAAAGGACGCCGTGATCCACACCAGTCTCATAGGTGCGTTCACCTACTTGATCCCAAACAAGAACAGGCATTACTATTCCTCCTAGAAGAAAAGTTTGAAAACATCATGATTAAGGTCATCAGCAGTATAAAATCGATCGAAAATGCATTTCGGTAGCTCTGCGATTTTATCAGGAATATCACTATCCGGATTTCGATCGATGACTGTCACCAGATAACGCTTATCATGCTTGTATGGCTTATCATCCGCAAATCGTGGCAATTCATAGTCTCTTTTATAGACTATACACGGGTAAGCCATTTGCACGGTCGGTGGTGGTTGAAAATATACTTGCTTACTACCAAGAAGTTCAGTGAGAATAGATTGTAGCTCAAGGCGTGGGGCCATTATACACACTCCCCAAGCTTAGAATGAGACGAGGGGCTTTGACTTCGACACTTGTGACGGTCCAAAGCACCCCCTCCCATCGAACGTATTTGATTTCAAAGAAGTGTTGATTAGCATACTCATTGGCGATAATGCTGATGGAATTATTAACACTAAGATTATCATTGAGGCCATCTCCGGCTTCTAGCTTACGCGTGTTTCTAATCACATCGCCAAAATATGGAACTTCGGTAATAACGTCTACCCACACACCAGAGTCAGATGGATTTTCTTCTAATACACCATAACCAACTTCTCCACAAAATCTTGCCATCTTAACTCCTTAACGCTTCTAGTCAGGCAACATTAGTGAATGTCCAGCTGTCGTTCTCGCTTGTAGCGAAGTAGTAACCAGTGGTCGGCGTTGCGTTGATGGTCTCCGACTCGCCAGAGGCAACTGCAACTGTTCCGGTAACCGTGGTCCCGGCCTCATTCTTGTAAACGACGCCAGTCACGGTAGGAATAGTAATGGTGGTTCCGTCAAACGTGGGTGCCGTCGGGACAACTGCGGTGTCTGCAGAAGCTGTCTTCTTGACAACCATGGCCGACTTCGGACGAACCAAAGCACCCGAGCAACGCGTCTCAATCAGGTACTTGTACTGGTTATAGTCAATGTCGAAGTCGTCGAACAGAGCAACCTGTCCACCCTTGTCAGCACCGATGACGTAGTCAGCCATGTTGACGAGAATAGCAACGATGTCAGGCTCATCTTGAAGAACCTCAACCGGCACAACAGAGCTAACACGAAGCTCACTAGCCAGCTGGTCCAAAGACGAGTAAATACGACGGCCAAGCGTGTCCTTCAGAAGAAGGAACTGTGCAATAACAGTCTCAGTAGTGTACATGGTAGGCTGACCAGTACCACGGTAATACTGACGAGCCATAACGATAGCGTCGACAATTTCCTGAACGCTGCTGTTGGCATCGCCGAGGTTAACATTGATAGATACAGTGTAGAAATCATCATCTTTAGCGATAGGACGAATGTTCGTCTCAATAATCTTGTCCTCGTCAGCAACGTCACGACCATCGCCGATGAGGACTGCTCGTGCGAGCTCCTCGTCGAGCATCAGCCGCATCTCGCCCTTCATCCAGGCTACGACGTCGAAGTCAGTAATGTCAATAATGTCGTCACGGTCGAGCTTCTGCTTCTTGTAGATAGTCTGAGGAGTCGTGACTCGACGGGAGGTCCCGAAGAACTCTTCCTTCTTCAGATTACCCTTGATGTAACCCTTGGCACGTGCATCTTCGAAAGTAAGGTCTGCCGTAGCAGTCTTGATGCGGCTAAAGGGAGTCTTGCGAGCTCCGGAAAGAACACCATTAACCCACTCAGTGCGACGAGTGTAGAATTCGGGAGCGGCAGTGAGCTGAGTAGCCTCTGGAAAGAGGACTTCAATGTCGTTGATGCCATGAGCCAACGCATAATCTTCTACGGCTTCCTTGAGGGAGCCCTTCTTGGTTGCATCGGCAACAATTTCTTTAATGTCTGAATGAGAAAGGACTTGAGACTGGTCCTTCTCTTCCTTCTCGAAAACGTTTCGGCTCATCTTGTCTGTACCTTCCTGAACGGTCTCGTTGGAGTCGTCATCGAGATTACTTTGTGAGGCAGTGCCGTTACCGCTCTCTTCAAGAGCTTGACCGATCATATAATGAAGGAGTTCCTGTTGCTTATCGCTCAATGAGTCATAGACGTCCTGGAGTGTCTCATCCCCCGAGTCGCCAGAAGCATGTGTGACCTCATTAGTGTCAACACCATCATGCTCGACTTCATCAAATTCAAGACCAGTGTAAATGATTACCTCATCATCAAGAAGAGTTTCATCTCCGTCTGAGTGACGAATTGTGACGTTCTCAATAAGAGCACCGGGATTGGCGCCTGACAGAACAAGGCTAACCTCACGAATAGCTCCGTGAAGAACCCGGCCAGCACGCTCTACAAGCTCATTAGCCCAGATAGATAGCATGGTGACATCTTGGTGCTCGACAAGACCGTGTGCATGTACTGCCTTGTCTGACTTGTTAAAGAATCCGTAAGCATAAACACCATCATCACGGTTTTCCAGAATTGCGTGACCAAGAACATTCTCAGGATCAGTGTGACCGTGTTGCCAAACTAGAGGAACACGCATTTGATCCTGATGCTTAAACGCACCAGGCATGATCGTGCGACCATCGGAACATTTAAGTCCCGCCTTAGTTGCGTAGCCGCTGAAGTCCGCTTCCATTTTGACCGTTCCCTTCAAAAGGCTTAGTGGCCCCGGAGTTCAATTCCAAAGGCTTTACGCCCGGATTCAATTCCGGTTGTGGCATGTTACTGTTGATCAGTTTATCTGCTTTAGGATCACTCGAGGGAGGAATCCCCATAAAGGATCTAATCTCATTCGAAGTAAGGATTTCATTCCGAGTAAACTTATCAGCAATCTCTGCAAGCTGAGCAACAGGCACAAGCTTGAATGGATCTCGGAAGTATGTGATCTTCTCTTTGTTGTTTGTACCCTGGGGCCCAAGGAACGCTCGCTGCATAGCCTGAACAACGGCGTCAATGATGGGTTCGACGGTACGATTAAAGTAATTGAGCATGGCTTGCTCGTCGGCAGTGCCATTCATTACCTCTTCGGTAAGACCGAGTTGGTTGTATAGGAGATTAGTGAGGTACTCGATCTGCTTAAGGAGGTTGTTCTCAGCGGGTCGGTTCAACTGAGTAATCTTCTCAGTACCGTCGATGTAGGCAATTCCGTACTGGCTGCCCCGCAATTGAAATTCAATGTCTTCTTTACGCTGCTCTGCTTGGTTCCGTCTAGCCTCAGACTTAATGACATAAGGGAGTTGAATGATGATGTCCAACTTGCCAGAGCTGGATTGCTCATCGACCGCGTCAAGAAGACTCAGTTTCCTAATCAATCGTTGAAGAGTCGAGTTCGGTTCGTTCATAACTGAATACAAAGGATTTTCAACGATGGAAACGTATCGTTTTTCCAAAGTAATTTCTTCTCGTTTACCCTTAGTTTCATTATACACATTAAGTTTGACATGTTTTGGATACCAGGTGACAACTTCACCAACCCGAAGAGTATAGATGTCAAAAATTTCGTTTGTGTTAGGATTTTGAGAAGTGTCTACCGGAACGATCGCAGCTACGCCTCTATCGAACATCGTCATCGCGATGTCTTGACGGAAAGCACGTGGACCTTGGTCGAGGTTTGGCTCTAACGTAAGACAAGTATTTAGAGCGCTATCCATGTCTTTCAAATATCGCTCATGCGCATCCAACTTTACGTGTTTGATTACACAATCAGAAACATCCATGCTCAACCTTGTGTAAACGGCCGAAACAATAGACCTCTCATTGTAAACTTGTAGTCTTGTTCTGGAGGGAGAGCCGCCATAGAACGTGCTGGTTTGATATTGGGTATCAGGGACTAGTTGAACGCCTCGAAAAGCATTCCATGCTTTCCTTACTCTATCCAAAATAGGCAATCAACTCACCCCCCTGTTTTTAGAACCCGAGAAGCTCCTCTGGCTGCTACAGCTGTTACGCCAAGCCCCAAAGCAGCTATAGCAAATTCCCTACCACTCGACATTCTATGCAAATTACGTTTCTTATCAGCAGTGAGAGGTCCCTTACCTACGGCAGGAAGAAGATCTCCATACCGAACAGACCCATATGTTGGGAGAATATCCTTGAACACTTTTGCTTTACCCGAAGCAATTCTCTGATTTCTCCGAACGAATCGCTTACCTTTTCGAGCGGCAGACTTCCTGAAACTACGTGTTCTAATCAAGTCTGCTGGGTTGGACATAGAATATACTCTAGCTTTATCAATAATATTGCCCTTACCCTTACCAACTTTAACGTGTCGTTCGATACGACCTCGCCTACGGACACCCCATTTCATGCCTCGTACGCCGTGGTGCTCCAGGAATTGATCAATAGAAGCATCAGATCCAATTTCTGTCGTCACTCGAACACCTCCTTATTGGCTTTGTAGGCAACGTATGCATCCATCATGGCAGACACATTGTCAATCTTTTCTTCGGCACGCTTCTTCATCAATTTCCGGTTGCCATTAGTGTCTTCCAGAGTAACAGCGTTCCCCATAGCAAAAGACATAAGTTCTTCGTCAAAAATAAGCTTTCTTTCTTCCGCCAGAATCTTAAGTTCTCCAAGAGGAACAGATTCTGTCCTAGCGCCTTGAATGACCTTCTCGATTGCGTATGAACCATTCTCTGCTTCCCATCTAGTAACGAATTCTTTAGCATTATAAGGGTCAAAGCCAAGACAACGAACGTCATACTCGTTGTGAAGGATGAAACCATCAAGGTCTTCGTATACTTCCATCATGTCCAGGACAGTTCCATCAAGAACGTGCAAGCTTCCTTCACGAATGAACTCATCATACTTCATTCGCATAGCCCCAGGAAGTTTCATCAACGTCAATGACGTGATGTAGCTTCTAGTCTTGACGCCAAACGAATAATTCGTGAACGGAAAGAGAAGAGTGAAAGCACAGAAGTCATCTCCTTGTGATAGGTCGGCCCCTAGAGCACAAGGTAGACCCCAAAATTCTCTTGGGCGGTGCACGAGGGTCTCTTCATAAGTAAAGAAGTAAGTGTAGCCCTCCATCGGAATTCCAAATCGCTTAGCAAGGATGTCATTCCTAGCAGCAGGAGCTTTTTCAGCTCGCTCGACGTCTAGATGGTAAACATCGTAGGTAACTGTCTTTCCGAGATTTGGATTTGCCTTCACCCACACCTCTGGGGTGTTGACTTCTTCAATTTCATCCAACTTGTAATGCCAGATCGAAATGTGAGGAGCCAGGTACTCTCCTCGAAGTATGGAATGTAGTTCCATTTTGATTGTGTCGCCGGAACCGTTCCTCACAGTTCCTTCGGAGCTGATAGCGACAATCAAATAGTCGTCCATCTTCGATGCGCCCTGCTCAATCGCACCGACGACGTCTTCTCTAATGTCTCCGGACAACCACTCATCGATTGTAGACACTTTTGGGCGTAGTCCTTGGAGCTTATTGATCGTCATAGGACGAATCTCAAGCAAAGAACCAGTGAGAAAGTTCTCAATACCCTTCTTTGTGGACGCAAGCTTTACTCTTTGCGCCCTAGACCCAGTTGTGTTCTGCAAAGATCCTTCGGTTAGAAACCTAAACAGTGGTCCTCTGGCTCTGACGATGGCGGTACGAAAGGGGGACATTACTTCTTCTGCTTGTTTCATGGTTGGAGCGGTAGTGATTTGGTGGGTCGTTGAGGTATCAACGTTTAGGAAAAAGGCTTGGATACAGTTTGCATACATGGATTTGGCCGCACCTCTGGCCACGATTAGGTATTGCTTGGTGGTAAGGCGCTTTTTAATGAACTTTTTTACGTATTTCCCGCCATCTGCTGGGTCATAAACACTTCTTTCGACAAAGAAGTACCATCCAAAGATTTGTTCAGCCCAAACCTTGAAGGTATCTAGAAGATGAAGATCAGTACCATCAGTAAGCGTCAATTCAAACTCACAGTACTGAATGAAGCCTTCTACGGCAGTTTCATCATAGTAAATGTTTGGATTACTGATTAATTCATCGATTCTGTTCATCTCCATAGAGATTTCTCGGTTAACCGGTATCTCTCCTGAAAGAACAGAGTCTCTAAAAAGCCCGTAGTAGTAAGGAGTTGCAGTATTTGATAAAGACAAGTCCGCACCTCCTAAGGAACTAATTGAACAATGATAGCTGCCCAGCAGGAGAACTATTACCCGCTAGTTTTGCAGCTGCACGAGCGATGGCTTGTGTTCTAATAAGTTGTTGTGCGTTTCTCTTTGCTTGCTCACTTGCCAGATACTTCTTTCCAGCCGCAATAGCGTGTTTACCAGCTGGTGATTGACTCAAACCAAATAGCGTAGTAGCTGTCGTAGCAATAGCTAGATATGCTTTAACACGATCGTGTCCTCTTTGGACTTTAGATGGATTCATTTTAGAGAAATTCTGTTCCATGTTCAATCGTGCATTCACACTTTGCAGCTGCTTGTTGCTAAGCTGATGCGGCTTACGCTTTCGAAGTTCTGCAACCTTTTTTGAATCCGATGATTGAGGATGAGCCGTTGTAACACGAGAACGCTTGTTACGGATACCCCAATGCATTCCCTTAACGCCATGATGCTCAAAAAATTCTTCTAGTTCCATCACGCATCTCCAAAGTCAGGAACTGGAATGAGAGGTGGAGGAATAACAGGAGGAAGTTCTTCCTCACGGAACACGTTGAGCCTCCACTCGTATTCTTTGATTTGATTGTTCGCTGCCTCGAGGAGGAACGAGGTTCCAGGAGGATCAAACAAGACACGAACTTTCAAATATACGTATGTCTTTACTAGATTAATCTGATTCAGTGGAACAAGAAAGTCTGACCACTTCTCAGTTTCGTCTTCAATGAAAAAACCATCTACTGGACCGACACCCAATTGATTGAGGAGGGAGAAAGCTGCATTAATATGAGTGGTGACATCCAGATCGAAAGGCGTATAAGCAGCATCAAGACCTAGAATTTTCTTCGTACTGATTAGGATGCTCTCTTCCATCACTCCTCCCTAGCTTCGGTTATTGAGAATCCAGTTCACTTCAGCTTCAACATCCTTGGCGTTGTGGCCGGCCTCTGTGAGCTTGGTCCTACGCTCTTGACCAACGCCCCACTTACCTTCGATGACCTGCTGAGCGATCTCTGAAATATCCAGCTCACCAGTGTCTTCCCCGGAATCAGCTGCCTCGTCGGGGGATTCGTCTTGGTCTGGTTGGGCGGGGCTGTCTGCGGGGGATTCTTCCGGGACTACTTCTGCCGGAACTGCTTCAGCAGGATCACGCCAGCCTTCAGGCTTGTCTGCTTCACTCGGTTCGTCAGGGACAACCGTCTCATCAACCATAGTATCCACTTTTTCTCCTCACCAAAGTTTGGTATCGTTTGGTTTTCTGGACAAAACTACCTTAGGAAGTAGACGATCATCACCAAAATGTATAGCATTATGCGTGCTGTGAGTGGTAGTAATCAGGAATTCTGGGTTGGTTATCCAGGTTTCGCCATGCACAATGTCGTTCACAGCGATTGGATTTAGGTGATGAATAAGCAAATTCCCATGGATTTCATACCCAGGAACGCCTAAATCACATCCCTCATCCCTGAATATGACGTAGTCTCTGGCCTGTCTCCACTCAACAGAACGGTAAAACTTCTGGTTAATATACCTATCAAACCCGAACGTGGAGCTTCCTACTTGACCATGTAGCTTGAGGTAGGCATACCTTTCCTCAAAGGTTTCATACAAACAAAGCTCGGAATACGACTTAGATGTCATTGAGTTCTTCTGCCTGATGGCCAGCATACTGTCGCATGGCGTCTAGCGCTTCGGCATACAGCTCTTCAACTCTCTTGGCTGAAGCCATCATCTCAACTTTGGAGTCCAGCAGGAGATTCTCTCGGTGAAGTCGCTCTTGCTCGAGCTTTTCTCTGGTAGATCCTAGTTTTAGAAAATGAGTTACGACCTGCGCTGAGGCCGTACCGTCGGCGAGTTGTTTCTCAGCCAGATCAATTGCGTAGGAGACCAGTTGGTTTTCCCGACCCTCATCCGTAAGCGCTGTTCTACGACGAGGTCTTCCACGTTTATTAGCCATTGGCCTCCTTTCAGTTATGCCCTGTCTTTGTAGACTGCCAGATATGCAGGTAGTTCTGGAGTAATGTTGAACCCAATAACGCCTGACGATCCAACAACACGAAACAGATACAAACTAACTGTGTGTGGACCAGCAGTGACGCCTGGGACGATTACTGTCCCACCAACGAACCGTCCACCTGGCGTGATGGGGAAAGCAAATCGCCCAACAACGATACCATCAATACGACAATCAAATGCCCACTCGGTGTTGGCTGGAACTCCAAAGTTAATGTGAAGATAAATCTTCAATCTTGTGGCTACTGCCAAATCAATGTTGACAGGAAAAAGCGTTGTGGAGAACACTGGATTTGTAGTTCTACGGTTTTCACCCAGAAGAGCTGGAGGCGTTTGCGCCCCATACATCGCAATGGGCCAAACAGGAGCTACGGTCTTCTTTGGGCCGTAGAGAATATCGGCAGTTTGATCTATCCAATAGTTTCCTACTGCGCCATCGCTTGGAAGAGGTGGAGTTGTCCCAGGAAGAATAATCGTACCAGTTGAGGTACCGATTGGGCCGCCTGGACCTTGGGGCCCTGCGTTGATGACAGAGACTGATTGCGACACTGGCTCAACATTGATGATCTGCGTACGCTGAATAACATTGATTTCGCTCATTGGGTTACCGTCCCTCGGAAAGTAACCTCAAGAGGCTTGTCGAAAACAGGAACTGGCTCTGAACCCAGCACACGTTTAAGATCCATGTAACCACTATTGGCTGCAATAAGCTTTGTGTCTTGATCATCCACTGTTAGCTTAAGCTTTCCATCGTGACCGTCTGTCAGAAAAGCCACAGTCCATGCTATGATCAGGTCTGAATTCACAGTTGGTTCAGCTCGGATTTCACTTGTGAAGGTATCAGCGGAAATATCGATCCCCAAGTTCACTTGAAGGGTGTTTGTTCTTCCCTTGTGAACGATTACCTTGTTGTCACTCACTCATCCTCCCTCCGAAAATCCGAATTGGTTTTCCAATGATTCCCCCGGGGCATTTTTTGGG